TTAAAGGAATCATTGCGCATGACGGTGACTTCTGCACCGAGTTCTTTTACCAAATGACTCAGGTTGTAAGTGAATGAATGGGGATCCAGACGATCCTAACGCGCCGCAGTTTGTTTACTGCGACACAGACAGCGTGAAATATTTAGGCGAAATCAACTTGAAGAAATTCAACAACGCACGAGTGAAAGACAGTCGGAAAAGTGGAGCGTTTGCCACCGATCCTGGCGGCGAAACTCATTACATGGGTGTTTATGAGCAAGAGCATGACATGTGCGAGTTTCGCACGATGGGAGCGAAGAAATATGTTTACCGCGAAACGCCGGATAGTAAACTGATCTGTACAATCGCAGGCGTGGCGAAAAAGAAGGGTGGTGAAGAACTTGAAGCACACGGAGGTATCACGGCATTTCATGAGGGTTTCACATTTGATGAAGCAGGCGGACTCGAAGCAGTCTATAATGATATGCCGGTTGGTGAGTATCGCGAGTATCAGGCCGAGGGACGCGCCCTTAGAATAACATCTAATGTCTATATTCGTCACAGCACTTACACATTGGGCCTCGCCGCTGATTATAAGCGGCTGCTAACCGAAATTCGTTACGAATACGAATAACATTTAATTTTAACGGAGATTATCATTATGGCTACTATCATTAAGAGCAACAAGGAACTGAACAAGCGCGAGAGCTACAAGCTAACTCTGGATCCGGCGATCAAGAAGATGAAGGACTTCATCGGCGTGCAGATCGATGTGGCAGCTTACTGCCTGTACAAGGACGTCAACAAGGACGGAAAGGAAGTCGAAGTGCTGTCCGTCATGGACAAGGACGGCGGTGTGTGCGCAACCAACAGCGAAACTTTCAAGCGCGATTTCATGAACATCGCGGATCTGATGGACGGCGATGATTACACCATCGAAGTTATCAGCGGCCAGAGCAAGGCGGGCCGCGAGTTCATCACCTGCACTTTGGTGTAACTATGAGCCGTGTTTATCTGGATAGTGGTTATTTAGATGTGCACAGCCTGCTGGCTAAGGGCCTGCCCTTCAACTTTGCTGTTGGAGGGCGGGCAACCGGAAAGACCTATGGCAGCTTGCTTGAAACACTGAACGAGAAGCGCACATTTTTGTTTCTGCGCAGAACGCAGGCCCAAGCGGATATCGTTACCCGTCCGGAGTTCTCACCCTTCAAGCGGATATGCGAAGATCACGAGCTAAATATCTCATGCGCTCCGATCACGAAGTATAACAGCGCGTTTTACTATTATAAGGAAACGGAAGAAGGCAAGCAGGTTCCGGACGGTGGGCCAATCGGCTATTCAGCTGCACTCTCCACATTTTCAAATATCCGAGGTTTTGACGCGTCAGATGTGGATCTCATGATCTTTGATGAATTCATCCCAGAGCGGCACGAGCGCCCTCTTAAGAACGAGTTTGAAGCGCTTATGAACTGTTATGAAACGGTCAACCGAAACAGGGAGCTTCAAGGCCAGAAGCCCGTGCAGCTTCTCTGTCTTGCAAACGCCAACGATGTTGCCAATCCTATTTTTGTAGGTTTCAACCTTGTCAAGACCGCAAACGCCATGTTAGCCAAGGGCCGCGAAGTGTACCAGGACAATGCACGAGGTTTGTGTCTCTACATGCTTCAAAAATCGCCGATCTCCGAGGAGAAGCGAAACACCGTATTGTATAAAGCCACCGAGGGCACGCGCTTTTCCGAAATGGCGCTGGATAATAAATTTTCATTCAATGATTTCAGCAACATTCGGAGCAGGCCGCTCCGCGAGTTCGTTCCGATCTGCGCAATTGGAAAGATCTGCTGCTACCGGCACAAGTCAGACGGCACATATTATGTTTCGCTGCATAAGTCCGGCAGTCCACCGGAATTTAGCGACAGCGAAGCGGACGTGCAGCGCTTCAAGCGCGCATTCGGCTGGTTATGGGATGCGCACATGAAGAAAAAAATTGTATTTGAGGAATACTTAGCGGAGCACCTGTTGACAAAATATCTCAAATGATGGTATATTTGAGGTGAGCAAGGGCCGCACAAAGTCACAGCCGGAAGCTGGTGCACGCGTCTGACTAACGCATGATGCCCTTGCTCATTATTATAATATCCGGCAGAAAGGAAATGTAAATGGATGTCGCAACCGTAACACAGCTTGTCAGCAATCTGGGCTTTCCTATCGTCTGTGTAGGTGTTATGTTCTGGATGCAGAACAAGGAAAGGGAAAGCCACGCCACTGAAAGTGAGCGCTGGACGGAAGTGGTGAAAGAAAACACCGAAGCACTGCGAGATTTGAAAGAGGTTGTATCACTGCTAAAGGAGCGTGTCGGCCATGGCAGCGAGGAATGAAAACGAGATAGCCGTCTCCATCCCTCTGGAAGATGTTGAGAAGATCCAGATCTATCTGAATAAGAGCCGAAAAGCGCTGTCTGCGATCATTAGCGAAACCAGCGCTGCCTATGCGATCAATGGAACACTTTACAACATGCGCAACGGAAAGCCGGTCTGTCCTCTGAAAAGTGACGGCGTGACGCTGCACCATGGCCGATACACATATCGTGGCTATCTCTGGGATAACTTCTATCCGGCAAGTTTCCATTTCGATCTGCTTCCCAACGAGGCATGGAGCAATTACATTTCGTGCAGCAACATTGTCATGGACGGGAAGCCCGTCAAAAGTCCCGTGTATAACATTGCGCAGGGCGGCAAGCGTGGCCGTACTGCGATTGGTACTAAGATCGTCAACGGGCAGCGCAGGATCTGCCTCTATGCATCTAAAGACGGAACCAGCGCGAAACGAACGCCGGAACAGCTTGCGCAGCTGCTTGCAGGTTACGGCTGGAAGGATGCCGTCATGCTGGACTGCGGCGGCAGTTCTCAAGCGTATTTCGATCACGAGCACCGTCAAGTAAACTCATACCGTAAAGTTCCGCACGTCATTTTAATTTATATGAAGAAAGGAAAATGAAAATATGTTCAACGCCGAAAATGTTCTGATCCTTGCCAAAGCAGGCTTTACCGCACAGCAGATCGCCGGTCTTTCCATGCTGGCCGGACAGTCTGCCCCCGTTCCGCAGCCTGCCCCTGTTCCGCAGCCTGCCCCTGTTCCGCAGCCTGCCCCTGATCCCGTGCTTGCGGAGCTGCAAAAGCTGACCGGGCTTGTGCAGGGCAGCAACATCATGAATGTGAATCAGCCCAAAGTGCAAACCGCCGAGGAAATTCTTGCCGAGATCATCAATCCGGCACCGAAAGGAGAAAAATAAAATATGGCAAACGTAAATGATATGATGGTTTTTCAGGCCGGAACGATCCTGAAAAGCATCGTGCAGCAGGCCACCGGCCAGACGGTCATCACGGCCACAACGCCCGGCGAATTCGTGAGCGTGGCCCAGACTGCGCTGAAAACCGGCTATGATCCCATTATCAACGCGCTATCCCAGATGTGGGGAAAGACAATTTTCAGCATCCGGCCCTATACCCGGAAGTTCGGTGGACTTGAAATGTCCATGGAGCGATGGGGTAACGCCGTCCGTAAGCTGTCCATTGCTGATAAACCCATCGAGGACGATGCGCGCTTTACATGGCCAGCTGGCTATGATGTAAGTAAAGCGCCCAATGCGCTGGGCGAGGGTCAGAGCGTGGACATGTACGGGTTGAACAAGCCTGATATTTTGCAGGTGAACTTCTACGGACAGAGCGTCTATGAGAATTGTTACACTATTCATAAGGATAGCTATGAAGTGGCCTTCACCAGCCCGGAAGAATTCATGCGGTTCAACTCTCTCATCACCGGCAACCGCTCTGATAAGCTGGAACAGTACCGCGAGAATATCGCGCGCGGCCAGCTGGCGAACTATATCGGCGCTCTGCTGAGCGAGAATCAGAACGCGCGTGTGGTGCACCTGCTGTCCGAGTATAATACCGAAACCGGATTGGAGTTGACTGCGCAGACCGTTTACCAGCCGGATAACTATATTAGCTTCATGCAGTGGGTTTATGCGCGAATCTCTACAATTTCCAGACTGATGACTGAACGAACCGAAATGTTTCAGACGGTCATCGGCGAGAAGCATGTATTGCGTCACACGCCTGCTAACCGGCAGAAGGTCTACCTTTATGCAAAGGTCTTGGATCAGTTCGATGCAATGGTCAAGACCAATAGCTTCCATGACAACTACCTGAAATATACTGATTACGAGGGCGTGAACTTCTGGCAGTCCATCGAAACGCCTGACAGCATCAATGTGACACCCATCTATACCGACACCACCGGCGCGATCAAGACCGGTGAAGCTGTGGAACATGCCGGTATTTTCGGCGTTATCTTTGACGAGGACGCGCTGGGTTACGCGCAGGTAAACAGCTGGGCAGCTGTCACCCCGTTCAACGCGAAGGGTGGTTACTGGAACACGTTCGATCACGTCAATTTCCGCGCGATCATGGATATGACGGAAAAGGGCGTGCTGCTGTTGCTTGATTAACACACGGAGGGGTGGGGCATTTCCTCATGTCCTGCCCCCTATTTTAAAGGAGGTCAATTATGCTTAGTGTAACGCTATACGAGTTCAAGAAGCGTGAGAACAGCACGAAAAGACCGGACAGCACCGTGACGCAGAGAACGCACAACGCCGTCTTGAAGATGCCTACAAGCCTGTTAAGGCCGGAAATTACTTTTGACTTTGGGTTGAAGGGAAATCCCTCTTATTATAATTATGCACACATTTCGGATCTTGGCGGCCGATACTACTTTATCACCGATTGGACGGTCAAGGAAGGCCACCTATGGACGGCACACATGGAAGTGGACGTGCTGGCCAGCTGGAAGAACAGCATCGGAGAAAGTTTTCAGTATGTGACACGCAGCGCCTTTTCTTCTGACGGAAGCGTGATTGACGGACTGTACCCGGCTAAGGGCGATGCCACTTTGAGCGCGGAATCTACATCTACATGGCCCACGGTAACGGCGATCTCAGGCGGATCCTATGTTGTCGGCATTGTAAATAACAGCGCTGATGCAATCGGCGCAGTTGCTTACTATGTTTTCAGTGAAGTCCAGTTCCGGGCATTTATGGCCTATCTGATGGGTGATGTTTCGTGGACGGGTGAAATTACAGAGATCTCCGCGGATCTTCTCAAAGTCCTGTTTAATCCCATGCAGTATATCACCAGCGTGATGTGGTATCCGGATAAAGCCCCGGCTGGTACAGCGGTAACTTCTATACCGTTCGGCTGGTGGAATGTGCCGGTAAACGCCGCGAAGCTGAAAACAGCTGGTGTGCTTCCGTCTGCTGCAATTATCACAATTCCGAAACATCCGCAAGCAGCTACACGAGGGAAGTATCTCAACGCTGCACCATTCTCGCAGTACACACTGGATAGCCGCGTGTGGGGTGTCATACCTGTTGATACAACGGCGATCATCAACGAAGAAGCACTGAACATGTCTTACACGGTGGACTATACCACCGGCATTGCAGACATGTATCTCAAAGCCGGAATGAAAGACTATGCGATTGCCGTCCGGCGCGGTCAGTACGGCGTGCCGGTTCAGATCGCGCAGATCGGCCAGAACTATTTGAATATGGCACTAACCGCCGTGAATGGCGCGGCGAACGTTGCTAAAAACTGGTTCAATCCTGTTGGAGCGATTACGGCGGGCGCAAACATGATAGGCGATATGGTCAATGCGTCCATGCCGGATTTCGCCACCAGCGGCAGCAATGGCACAGTTGCCAACTTCACCAGCGCGCCCACGCTTTACGCAAAGTTTCTTCCGGTGGTCTCTGATGATAACGAGGATCGCGGCAGACCCTATTGTAAAAAGGTGAAGCTGTCCACCATGCCCGGATATCAGGTGATTGCAGATCCGGATCTTGCACTATCCGGAACGAGTGAAGAAAATCGAATGGTTAAAAGCTATCTGGAATCCGGCTATTTCTATGAATGAGGTAAGCTGCTATGCCATGGATCACTGGAAACAGATATCTGTCCATATCTGAAATGCAAAACAATGCAGATATTATGTATGCATTCTTCACAGCTCAGGGCTGGACGGTGAACGCTATCGCGGCCATGTTCGGAAACATGCAAACGGAAAGCACCCTTAATCCCGGAATCTGGGAAAATCTGGATCCGTTCGTTGGCGGCTATGGTCTTGTACAGTGGACGCCGTACACGCATTATTCAGAATGGGCCGGGGATGGATGGCAAGACAACGGCCAGAAAGAAATGGAGCGCATACAATACGAGCTTGAGAACCATCTGCAATGGATCAGCACGAGCCTGTACCCTATGACGTTCCGCGAGTTCTCGCAGTCTGACAAGCCGCCTGCATATCTCGCGCAGGCATTCCTTTATAATTATGAGCGGCCAGCGGTCAAGCCGCAACCGGCGCGAAGCCGACAAGCTGAATACTGGTATGAGTATCTGGCCGGGCGTCCACCGGCGAAGCTATTCCCTATATGGCTGCTATTCAAACTTAAAGAAAGGAGATGATTGCATGATTGGTAACGGCATTCCGGCCAGCTATGATTATATCAACGCTGCTAACGCTGCTGTCAGTCCGTCCACAGTCCATTGCAGAAACACAGCACTTTCTCAGTATTTCCGGCGCTACCTGCTGCAAAAAGCAATGTCGCTGTACAAGTGGAAATTGCCGGAGCACTGGAGCAAGAATTATTTTCTTTATGTGCTGTACTGCTGGGGCTATCTCGCCGTGGTCAACACATCGAAGTTCGGCGTTATTCCGCAAGGCTGCACGCTGACCGGTTACAACGTTTTCTACCAGCCTACCAACGCAATTATCACAAATCCCCTGCTGCGCGGAAATCTTCAACCGCGCATCGGAAGTCAGTGCACTATCATCCGCTTACAGCCGGACTATGGCGGCATTATGGATATCGTCGGCTATTATGCTGACATGCTGGCCTTGTGTGCTGAATCTGTCGGAATGAACTTATTGAACACACATCTTGCGTATGTGTTCGCTGCTGGTAACAAGACGGCAGCGGAGACATTCAAAAAGCTGTATGATCGCATTGCAAGCGGCGAAGTATGCGCAGTAATTGACAAGAGCCTTTACCGGGACGATGGCAGTAAGGCGTGGGAAGCGTTCGAGCAGAATCTAAAAAATGTCTATATCAGCTCCGACATTCTAAGCGACATGCGGAAAATTGAAGCAATGTTTGATACGGATATCGGCATTCCCAACGCCAACACGGACAAGCGCGAACGGCTGGTGACGGATGAAGTCAATGCAAACAACATCGAGACGCAGAGCAAGTGTGCTATGTGGCTGGAAGAACTAAAAGAGAGCATTGCAGCCACTAATGAAATGTTTGGGCTGGATATTTCCGTGGATTGGAGATTTCCGGACGCTTTTGAAGGGGGTGTGAATATTGTCGGCAACAGTAAGCCTGCTGGGCCTGTCGAGGACTAACCCCGGTATCCTGGGCGGGCTGGTTCTTCCTGATGGGCTGGACGCTGATCTTGTGAAAGACAATCTACTGGCGGAAACTGCTGAACTGGAAGTTATCTATCCGGATGCCGTTTTCATGCAGGCTATGATTGGCCGGTGGAGCCAGAAAGAGCTACCGATCTGGACGCGTCTCTATAAAACTACGCTGCTGGACTACAACCCAATCGAGAACTACGACCGGACGGAGGAATGGACGGAGGGCGAGAACAGCGCGCGCAGCGTGGACGCGGAAACCACCGGCAACAGCACCACGGACAGCACCGGCAGCACCAATGCCAGCGGAACAACCACGGCCAGCGACACCGGGCAAAAGTTTGTGAGTGCTTATAATGAGACGGACTTCACGCCAATAGAGAAGGACACGGACACGCAGACCGGCAGCAGCGACACAGAGCAGCGCGAGGAAGGAAACGTGAAGGTGAAAACCACAGCTGACACAACCACCAACGAAACGGAAAAGCGCGATCTGGTGAGATCTGGCCGCGCCCACGGCAATATCGGCGTGACAACATCACAGCAGATGATTGAGAGCGAGCGAGAAGTTTCGCTGTACAATATCATTGATGTGATTATTACCAGCTTTAAAAATCGTTTCTGCCTGCAAATTTATTAAGGAGGTCTAATATGGGTCTGTTTGAGAATTTCCCCTATGCGAATTTCCATGACTTAAATCTTGACTGGATCCTTCACGTGCTGAAAGAGCTTGAGACAGAGATTACGAACTTTGTCGCGATCAATTCCGTGAAGTATGCAAATCCCATTATTTGGAATATCACGAGCCAGTATGAGACGAACACCGTTGTTTTGGATAGCAGCGGCAACGCTTACTTGAGTGTGCAGCCTGTTCCGGCTGGTGTGTCTCTGGATCGCACGGAATACTGGACGAAGATCGGTAACTTCTCCGCGCTCTGGGACAGTGTGAGATCTGCGATCACTCCGTATGACGAGCAGCACAGCACCACGGCCAGCGTTGACCACAAGGCCGGTGACTGGGTGTGGTTGGAAAATGATCTTCTGCTGATTACGAAGAATATCAACGCCGGTGACAAGTACGTTGAAGGCTCCAACTGCAAGAAAACCAACGTGCACGATCTCTTTGCTATGCTGAGCGAGACGATCACGAACGAAGTAAACACGCTGTCCGTTGAGTTACAGGACGAGATCTCGAACCGTGAAAACGCAGACAAAACGCTGGATGAAAAGATTGTGGCAGAAGCACAGGCCAGAGCGGAAGCAGATGCAGCGCTTGAAGCAAAAATTGGCAGCGGCACTATTCATGTAATTAACGTTCGTGATTTCGGCGCCGTTGGCGATGCTGTGCACGATGATACAACAGCATTTCAGGAGGCGATTGAAAATTTCCAGACAAATAAAACGCCTATCTATGTGCCGAACGGTGAATACAGAATCACGGCGAGTTTGCATTTAGATACAACTAAAGCGCGCAGACTTCAAATGTTCGGTGAGAATATCTACGCAACTATTCTTAGATCAGAAGCTAACACGCTGTTCGATTTTGTAATGCCGGACACTACAACAACTCAAGAATCATATATCAGAAACCTGACACTCTTTAACGTAAACGCCGAGGGCGTGTGCATGAATTTCAAATATGCACAGAAATGGGTGGTGTCTGATATTATTTTCAGACGTTTCACAAGCTCTATCATTGCAGATCACGCATGGACTTTTACAGTCAGAAATTGCATGTTCGGACAAAATGATTCGGCAAGTCCATCCAATGTCAGACTGCTTGAGCAGGCTAATAGCTGGCTGTTTGATTCTTGCGATTTTGCTTTGCCTCTGGACAATACCAAACAGGGATCAAATGTTGTAATTCTGTACAGCGGCGCAACCATCAAGTTCGTTAAATGCAATTTTGAGGGTCAGCGAGGTATTACCATTAACCCCGTGAATAGTGTGCGCTACAACATTGATGTTGATACCTGTTATTTCGAGTGGATGAACGGCGAGTGTATCTATTGCGAGGGCAGCGACAGTGCACATACAGAGGGATTGACAGTTAGAAATTGCTACCTGAATAACAACGAAGGCGCAACGGCGCAAATTGCTATGAATTTAAGCTACCTTAAAGGACTTTGCGTAATTGGAAATACGGCTGTCAGATACAATGATGCACTGATTTACAGTGGGCAAGGAAATATTTCTGGTGCAATCATTGCGGCAAATGTAATTGATAGGTCTAAAATGTCGTTGCTCAAAGGCTTATCTTTACACAGATCGGAAGAGCACACGTCTGAACTCCAGTCACGTGGCCTTATCTCGTATGCCGTCTTCTGCTTGAAAAAA